CGCTGTTGGAATTCCCCATGATGTTCTTGTTCCATTCTTGAACGATGTTCAAAAATGGATCAAATCATCTGGAGAAGAGTGGACAGTAACAAGAATTAAGTCGTTTAAAAACGACATAATTCAGATTAGAGGTGGCGGAAACGCTACATCTACCTGGATTAACCGTAAAGGTAATTCTTTTGCTGGATCATTTGGAATCTTACAGCGGTGGATGAATCAAAGTTCATCTTCCTTTGCTAAAGGTATCCAATTGATACAGTCCTATTCACTTTTCTATGCTGGTACTGTTACAAGTACTCAGTATGAAAAGTTTATGGGTTCTGTCACTACTCAGTCTGTTGACCTTCCTCAGTCACATCCGGTATGGCGTATTGTCCTTAGGGGCATACATCTAGCTGGAATTGGTGCACTGAAGGGTCGACTCCCAGATCCGAAGCCTATTCTATTAATGCAAGGTTCTCCTGATAAGAGAGCCCCACTTCCAGGAGGAATTTCTCTTCCTGAAAAATAACGCATTGATAGATAGTCTTCTCTACCTCGAAGGCAGTAATGCCGCCAGAAACCACTACTTTAGATACAAGAAATTGTATGATAAAGTTATTGGTAACCTTAAACGTTATACGTTTATTGGTGAATCTGGTTCTTTCTTTTCTGATAAAGAAGAGAAAATCGAAGTAGGTCGTATTGGTCTAATACAAGAGGCAGGTTACAAGCTTCGTGCTGTAGCCAATCCAGGACGCGTTTTTCAACGTGTCATGGAGCCTCTTGGCAATTACTTGTATGGAATCTTAAAGAGATTGCCATACGATTGCACATTTGACCAATCTCGTGGATGGGAGCCCGTTCAGGCTGCTCTCCGAGATGGTAAAGTGGTGACTTGTTTTGATTTGAGTAATGCAACGGATTTATTTCCACTACATATTCAACTCAAAATCCTTGAGCTCCTTCTTCCTGATAACCAAGATCACATTGATCTCTTTCATGAGATCTCTCGTGGTAAATGGTATTATCCGAAAGTTGGTAACATTTCTTGGACTGTCGGTCAACCCTTAGGGTTGTATCCTTCATTCGCAAGTTTTGCTTTAGCTCATGGCATCATCCTCCAAGGATTATTGAATAAGCCTTTTTCAGGCGAATTCTATATTCTTGGTGATGATGTAGTCATCCTTGACTCTGTTCTCGCTGACCGATATGAGAAGCTGATGATTTCCATTGGCTGCAAAATATCGAGTCAAAAGAGCATTAGGTCAAGTTTAATCGCTGAATTTGGTGGTAAGTTAATTACTCCAAATTCTGTCATAACAATGATGAAACATCGGAATATTTCTGATGATTCATTCATTGATTTGGCACGACAACTTGGTCCTAAGTCTCTCAGTATCTTTAAACCTCTTCAACAAAAGGTTCTTAGGCAAATTTCTGATTTGCCAGAATTCTTTGGTGGATTAGGCTGGAATGAAAATGGTTTACCGCTTGAGAAGCGTTTATCATTAGCATTCCGAGATCCTGAGCCAAGACCGCTCTTGACGGACTATACGTCTCATCAAATTCGGAACTTTATGAGTTCCAAATTATATGAGAAGTGGGTTCGTATCAATAATCAAAATATTAACTATTTTGATATTGAGAGAACTTTCCTCGACCAGAGGAGTTCGGATCTTACTTCACAACTTGGTAGGCACCTCGTGCCTCTAACCAAGATTATGGGTAAGAATATCGATTCTGTCTTTGAGGATTCTCACCTCAATATTCAGATCGAGCCGAATAAGTTAAGGAACCGCTCTACCTCTCTTTCGAGTTGGTTGAAACGGTTGGGACTCCTATAGTTCATCACGCTATAGAACTTCCGAAGTGGACCACTAAGGTCCA